CCAATACATACGTTTCATTCTTCCAGTTCACAATATCAGAAGGAAAATATCCCGAATATCTCGTCCACGCCATATTCTTATCTAAAATATAAATGTTATCGTTATACTCTGCGGAAGTCGTGGAAATTCCAAGCCAATATCTTTTATCTACAATCCCCGAACAAGGTCTTATCGGCTCACTTTCGGGATACCATAAAAACGTGGTAGAAAACATCGTCGGACTTCTAATCCCATTCGTCGTTGCCATTGTTGATTTAACCTGAATATAAGTATGAGAAGAAGGATGAACCCCTGCGTCTAATAAATCCCCTGAAGATAACCAGTCCCACGAAGCACTACTCTGATTAGCGGTTGAACTCGCTGTCCTCACCGCATAAGATATTCCCGTATCTGACGGCGTTTCATCATCAAAAATACCGTATTTCCAACCAGTAACTTTATCTGCCTGAAACCAATCACTTTCCCACGAACCTGTTGACTTTACAGCCCCGACTTCTATTGAATGTAAAGTCGGCGTGTAAGAACTGTAAATCGTCGTGAAACTTGATAAAACCTCTACATATTGACAGGGGGAGAGTTGGCTCGGAATCGCCTGTCCGTCGCTTATCGGGTAATAGGTTGTCCAATCAGTTAATTTAGAACGGATTAAATGAGTTATCGTCGTTCCCCAATAATCATAACTTGTAACATCAAAAGTTGCCGTGCTCAAATAAACTTGTCCTTCCCAATCGTATTCTTCTGTTTTGAATGTGCCTGATGTTTCATACTCAAATGCCGCCTCATCTTTTTCATAAACTAATATTGCATTGATAGGTGTTATTGTTGCCCTTAAACCGCTAATACCCCACGGAGAAGAATACTGCGCCATTATTATTATTCTAAAGGCATTTGTTTCAACAGGTGTGAAAATTACATCTCTACTCTTGCTTACAAATTTGGTGAGGGATGTATCATTTGCATATATCCTATCAGTATAACCTAAAGAAGGATAAGTAACTAATTGATATTTATTTGTTGACAAATTCATATAGTAAATATATGCCTGATAATGACCAGAACAATACAAATTATATGCTTTAGCGTCCGCTGAAGGTGTTTGCCAATTAAATTTATATCCAATATCCTTAAAAGAAATTTTAGTATATATGCCATCCGTTAATGATATATCTATAATTGCCCCTGAACCATAATACCTTTGCCACGGAAAATTTATTATATTAGTTACCCATTCGTCAGTAGTTGCATTTTTGTTATCGTCTTCATAAATATGGGAAGGATTAGTATAGATAATATGCTCTGTCCCTATATTATCAGGATGTGCATCTACTTTCGCCATAAACATATCTACTATATAATCTGATGATTCGCTACTTATAGATGTAGTTATGTCATCCAATTTTACACCAACAGAATAAGAAGTATTAGAATATGTCCCACTTGAAAACGCCGTCGGATATGTCGCCGAACTGCTCCACACCTTACTTACATCTTCTAATACCAAATAATCCGAAACCGTTAGTCCCGTTGATTTTCCCGCCGTAAAATCTGATTGAACTGTTTGTATCCAGTAATTGTAATACCCGTCAAGATTATCCCAATTATCTAAATCAGGTTCTATCGGTTCTGAAAGTTCCTTAAAGAAACTCCCGTCAAATCCTACAACCGCCCGCTTTTCATTTGATAAGAATACAAGGATATTCTTATATTCTTTTATTGTTCCCTGTTCCGCACAACCGTATTCTCTCGTCAATCTTCTTAACACCCAATTATCAGGAGAGTTTCCCGCCAACCGCCAAACGGAACGGGTTTTGAAGATATACAAATCCCCTTTCCAAACATACAGTCCTGTAATAACTTCCCCGTCGGAAGCACCCACCAAGAATATCTGTAAATCCGACCACGCATCACTATCAGTCGGAGCATACGCCAAATCAGAGTAAGAAACCCCTGAAGGATAATCGTAGGTATTCGCCACGAAAACCCTGTCATATAAAATCCCCGAACTCCCTTCCGCTTTTGAGGTTATGAACTTTCCTTTTGGAATAAACGTATATTCGTCATAAGTCCTACCGTTAGAAGAAAAGATATAATCAATACCATTCGCAAACCACCTGTCATTGGAGATAACCGCAGAATTTAGATTATTTACCTGCCACCGTAAATCGGAACGCAGTAACGTCCAACTGCCATCCGCTCCCGTAACCGAAACCCACAATTCATCTTCCGCTTGCTTAAATAAAAACTTCGCACCCGAAGCCCTCGCTAACGGAAATAACTTTGTCCCCACCGTTGTAGAAGTGGAATATCCTATGTATTTATACCCTTTTCTTTTCTTAACTCCGCCTGTATCATCAAACAAAACATTCTGGCAATCGGGAGTGCTCCCTTCTGGTAGAAGAATGGGAGATATCTTTGTATTTAATCCACCTGTGAATTTATTAAGTAAGTGCTGTTCTGCCGACGCTGTTGACACAAAGACGAGAACTGCAAATGCTATACGAAGCATTAATCCCCTCTGTCGTAACTGAAATTTTCAGAAAAGTTCGACTTCCAGCTGAGGGATTTTATTGCTTCTCTCAAAAGTGCGTCGTATTGTGCAAAATAGAATTTCGATAATGCCGGACGCTCATCAAACGCCGCAAAAATACTCGCTACCCTCAGACAAATCAAAAAATGATAAGGTTCAAGTTGTGCTATCCCTCTAAATGGAGTGCCGGTTACAGTATCTGTGTCAGATGACATATCATCAGGAATCTCATCATAATAGATTGTAATAGTGAATGTAGAATTAGTCGGTGGTTTAAATCCTATATTAAGGTAAGTTCCTGTAGACTGATAAGTATAGTAATGAGTAGGCGTACCATGATTACCATAAGAATACGTAGAGAAATTTGATTCCCAACCCCCATTATCCCTATCAAGTTCATCTACGCTCGTCTCCTCTAAAATTACACAATCTTCTTTTTCCGAAACATCAGCACCGTCGCCTGTAGTATGTATAGTAACTCTTTCTATATTTGCTACATCACTCTGTAGAGCATATATCGGACTTCCGTGTTTAGTGGATATTTTAAATTCATAAGAATTTTTTTGACACCAAGTGATTGCCGCAAATTCCTTTATTGCTGTATCAATATATCCGTTGAAAGTTGTAGAAGACCAGTGCTGTTTTGAACTTGAAGAACCGGCATCCAGACACATATCCCTTATCTTGCTTCGCATTTCAGAACGGGTTAGAGATAATGCCTCTGTGCAGAAAAGTAAAAGGATAAAAAATATTTTCATATTTTTATCCCCCCTACTTTTGATATGTTGTATAGAAAAAATCGCCGGCGCTAATCCACGAACTTCCAATAATTTCAAATCTTAAAGCAGTATCTGCAGAACCCACGACGAGAGAAACATCCATTGTCTCATCAACTATCGTTGTTCCGATTATTTGCCGGTATTTAAGAGTGCTGTCATCAGCAGTCCCATCTCTAATATAAAGTTTAGTAATTCCTGTGGCGAAAGTTACATTCACCTCACAATCGGTTACGAAATACTGTTTCCCTGAACTCGGCGCATCTAACTTCTCAATTATTGCCAATACATTATCAAGTCCTAACGTTACCGTATGCGTAGAACTATGGCAATTTGTCGCCGTAGTATTTGCTGTTATTTCAGTTGCTAATTCACCTTCATAACATTTAGAATTTATCACTGCTGTAATCCCGCCTTCCGCCCCAAGAGTAGTGGTAGGAACTGCGTTAAGGGTAGCAACAAATGCCTCTACAGTCCCTGCATAACTAACCCAAGTCGTTCCCGGATAAAGCCCGTCAGTAGAAGTTATAGACATTGATGAAACAAATCTTTTGAAGGTTACCGCCGTTGTTGTGTCTCCCCCCACTACATACATTGAAAAGGCATTTGTGGTTCTCGTTGATTGTGCGGAACTGTAAGAACTCCCTTCTGTAACTACTGCTGCTCCGTTTGAGGTTATATCCTGAACATCTCCGTCTCTATCTGTATGTATTACATATCCTGCATACAAATTACCACATAAAAACAAAAACAACACTATTTTTCTAAACATTTTTCCTCCTCAAATTAAACGTCTTGGGGGTCCAGGCAAGAACTTACACATAACCACCCATTTTTGGTTTTTACAATATCTTTGCTTTTATGACGATGATAATATACACCACAGCGACTACATTTTACAGCACCCCCCTTGCTGAAAAGCCTCTTATAGGTTCTCCTGCTGGCAGTACTATGTTGACGCGTCGTTCTTTTTGCCATTTAACTCCTTTTTCTTTCTTACATCCCGGTATCTATTCCGGTAACAAGCCATTCGTCTCCATCGCTGGTAATGGTTATAAAATCATACCACGCATCTATTTGAGCATTGGTAGTTTCCCCATCTATTGTTTCCGCACCAAGTGGAGTAATAGTAATGGCGTAAACAGGAACCGGTCCTGAATCTAACTTAACGGTATAAGTCAATCCTGTATTACCAACAGCCGTAGGCAGTCCAATCGCAAAAGCTGCAGTACCTGTGGAAATAACAAGCCCGGACTGTGTTACTGTTAGAGTTGAATTGTAAGAGATATACATAACATCTAACAATAACGAGCCGTTGACATCAACATTCCCTGACGTTGTATAATCCTTACCTGTCTGTATCACATTTCCAGAACTGTCTATTCTGAAGTTATCAACGGAAAACTGGTCTCCTATCGCCGCGGTGAAAAGAATTACCAATCCTATACAACCGATTATCGTAAGTAATTTCCTCATTTTCTCCTCCCTGATTTTTTCTTCGGTTTGCTTTTTGCTTTCTTCTTAGCCGGCTTCTTTGCAGATTTTCTTTTCTTAATTTTTCCCATAAGCACTAAAGAAGTAATTTCGTTACCCATGATTCCTTCCCTATTAGCGCCTACTGTAATCTCGGGATCAACTTTTTTGTAACCTGCGGATGCTGCCTTTGAGAGATTATCTTCTCTTACGAGTCTTAACTCTTCATATTTCTTCTCGGCCGCAACTTTCTCTTTGGAATTTTCAAACTGTGAAATCCTAATAAAATTCATAAACTCCTCCTATAAAGTGGGAGAAGATTGAGTATTCCCAATCTCCTCCCAAAATTCTTCAAATTCCCTTTTTTAGATTCCAGCTGAACCGTAGAAGCCCAATGGACTCACCCAGCCCTCGGTCTTTCTAAACCGAACTCTGAAGATAGCGTCGTCTGTGTTGTCAGGCGCGGGATACGTTTTCGTGCTGATAGCTTCTCTCATGACGAGCATGATCTGGTGCTTTTGCTTGTCTGTCATTATAGCCCATGCATCGGAATCTGTTGCGTGTTCCAGAAGAATCGGAGTTAAGCCCAACGTCTTGATGGCGTTGGTATCTCTCTGCGTTGTCCCTGCTTTGTCCTGGTTCTGCAGCAACTGAATAATCATTGCCCAGTTATCCGGGTGGCAAGCAAGATATCTCGCCTTCATCCCTGTTGAAATACCCTGGTCATTCTTGGTTGTTCTCAATGCCGGAATGGCTGCTTCTATTGCAGAAACCGAAAGGTCAACGTTAGCTGTGGGTCTGTTGGAATAAGTTGTGCTTGAACTTGAACCGTAAAGAGGGTGGTCCGTTGCTGCAAGAACCTTTCCATCAGGACCGGTATAGGCCGCCGTCTGCATTCTGTCGAGCAACATAGCCGCAATACCCGTTTCTATCGTAGCATTTGCGGAATCTCCCAGCATGGCCGGAATCTGCCTCAAGTTGCCGCTCTTGTCATCGTCAAATGCTTCTTTCTCGATTCTTACACCGAGAGAGAATGTGTCTGACGTGAAAGTCTTTGCCACTTTCTGCACAGGGGTTGCGAAAATAGCGTTTACACCTTTTGTCTTTTTAGGAACAAGTCCTACCCCTGTAAAACCCGCGAATTTATTGTAACTGTCTTTGCTTGGAATGATTCTTACAAGATCCTTAAACTGCGGGCTTTCTGCCATAAAATTGTCGAAAAATACCTTATCATAATCCTTACTGATAAGATACGCTACACCTGCTGTATTAATCATAATAACCTCCCATATATATCTACCCTATGTCTCTTACGACATTTCCTTATCACAGAATTGCATAACTGCATCGATGAATTTAAAAAGAACCATACCATTAGTTGAATTTTTCAAAGTTGCCGATGCTGAATCAGGTATGCAGTCAGGGTGAACTGAATACGGTTTTATGCAATCGTTATCAGTATCTCCTAAATCAACCGCAACAGTATTAGAACTCTCATACAATGCATAGAGTTTGCCAATATGTGTTACTGCAAGTGTTACATCCGAACCTGCACTTGTAGTAGTACCTACAAACCCAGTATTTGGTGTTGCCAAAATAACTGGAAGCCAGGTATTAGTCGTTCCTGAAGCATCTGCATCTGCAATTCCCAATACTTCCACACTATCCGAAGCACATTCCGTAAGCAAGCCGGCATTACTGTAAACCGGCTGTCCTTTTTTAAAGCTCTGTGATGCTGCTTCAGGATACCATCTTGTAATCTTATCTCCCTCTGCCCATTCAAACTTGGTCATATCAACCTCCTAAAATTATTTTACATAAACAAAAAGGCAGTATGGTAGCCTCTTGTTTTTCTACTTAGTTATTTTTGAGAACTTTTTGTTAAACGGTTTTTTCTTTTACTTCTTCAGGTTTTGGGTTTTTCTTTGCTTCTTTCTCTGCTATCTCTTTCGCAATAGCTTCTTCTTTCACCCTTATTTCTTTTTCTTTCATTAATATTTCTTCTTCTCTTTTCGCCAGGTCTGCTTCTTTTTGTAACACTTCTAATTCCTTCTCGTCACTTTTCTTCTTCGTTACACCTTCACCAATAACACCAAGACGTCCATCCAAATCTTTTACATTTTCCAACATCTTCTGCTTCACGCCTTGAGTCATTCCTTTCACGGTATCGTCTATTACCTGTTTTCTTCCTTCTGCATCTTTTTTATGACAAACCATTAACACTGTGTCACCGACCACAAACACATCTTCAGGGAGACCGAGTTCTAACGACTGCCTGCCTATCCTTTTTCCTTGAAAGCTTTTAACTTCCGAGGAAGGCACGAAGATATAACCCTGATCCAATCTCTTCCTGATTTGCTTGTTTGTTATTCCCACAAAACGCCAGTGTGCTTCCGGGTATTTCCTTATTAATTCATCCGGTACTTTATGGGGGTCAGTTTGAAGTACTCCCGTTTTCCCTGTTACTTTAATTTCCATATATCCTCCTACAGAACATTTTCCCAGCCGGTTTCTTTTCCACGCGCGGCTGCGAGATTTTCGTTATGAAACTTTTCAACTTCTTCGGGATTTCCTCCAACTCTTTTCAAGTAAGTCTGTTCTTGCTCTGATAGATTAATTTTTACCTTGGGTTGCGGAACTTCTTTTCCCGTAGGCGTAGTCTCTGGGGCAGGAGACGGAGCAGCAGTTACAGCAGATTTTCCCTCTGCTATAGCTTCTTCTCTTATAGCCGTTATGTTCTCGGCTATGACCTCATTCCAAGCGCTTTTAATCACTTGGGAATCGGCTTTTTCTTCTATCGTCTTTCCTACTAACTTTGCCTCAACTGCGGGGCGGTACTTCTTAAATACTTCGCTACTCTGCTCCATTCGGTTAAGAGTAGATTCGTATTGCTGCCCCAAAATTACGCGATTGACTGGCGCTAATTGCTGTTTAATCAAAACAGCCTGCATGTCGGCTTCCGCTTTAATCTGCGCAAACGGCTTGCCAAACTTAGCCTCCATCTTGGTGATTAATTCATCTGTGGGATTTTCCAAAGATTGCTGCTGCTGTACCATAGCTGCCTTCTCCGCAATCAATGCATCCCTCTCTTCGCGTAATGCCTTCGCTTCTAATTCCGCTGCCTTCTCTGCCTGGACGGCACTCTTTACGCCTTTTGCCTGTTCTTCGATGGTTTTATACTTATCGCCTAAAAACCAATCGGGTGGTTTCTCGGCCGGTGGCGTGGCGGGAGTGGTAGGCCCAGGTTTCGTTTCTGGTTCAGGTGGGGTAGCCGGTGGAGTTCCCGGAGCCGCTACCGCGGGCTCAATGGGTTTTCCGTCGGGGCCAACCTTAACTTCTTCTCCTGGTAACATTCATCCTCCTCGCGGTGGGTTGCCTTCCGGCAAGTAGCACCGCTTCTTTCAGATATTCAACATTGGGGATACGCACTTATATCGTGGCAATGCTGAATAAATCTATATCACAAACTATTCAACTGTTAATCATTTTATACTAAACTCTTCAAAATGTCAAGTTTTATTCTTTTTATTCCTCTTTCTCTTCCCCATGCAATTCCTCTTCCTTCTCCGCATCATCTATGATTTCGCCGGGACCATCAATGGCGAGATTCAACCCCTGAATAATTCCTTTCTGATGGTCATTCTCGCGATGTTCGCCTTCCAACCCTGTAAAAATGTCTAATCCTCTTCTTGTCGATTCCAGGTCTTCATTTAATTTAGCAAGAATCATTTGATAACCCGGAGATGCAATAGTTGACTCTATACTTTCCCTAATTTCAGCAGCCTTACTCATTTTTCTCCTCCTTCTGGTTCCGCATTTGCCTCGATATAAGATTCTCTATACTTTACCAGCTTTTTCTCTATTTCTTCTTTAGGTACTCCCGCTTTTTCAAGTTCTTTTTTATAATCCTCGGCGCCGGCCATCCCCTCCTTGATAACAAGTTCCCGCTCCCTCTCTTTCAGTTCCTGTATCTTTTGCATAATCTGCTGCTGCGCTTGCTGGATTTCCTGTATCTCTTTCGGGTCCCTGATGATTTTCTCTACCATCTTATGGTCAACTTCTTCCACAAGGTTCTTCTTAACTTCCGCAGTATTGATTTCAAGGCTTTCATCCTTCGATAGATTATCGAATAGAATTGCTGCCTTTTCTATAGCAGTATTTTTAATTGCCCTTATTGCTTCTGCAAGAACCGTTACAGTCATATCATCAATGTCCTCTAAATCATCTCTCGTCAATTTATCTTCTTTTCCATCCTCTCCAATAAACGGGATACCGTCAGACGGCATAAACTCATAAAGAGTCAATAGAGTCATCCGGACTGCTTCCGTTAAACCTTCCTGTATATTCTTTAAAAGGAAATTGACATTGACATTGAACTCTCTTAACAGTGCCATTGTTCCTCTTACCGTCGGGCGTTGAACCTGTTCCCTTCCCATGGAATAATCAGTTATCATTCCCAGCTTCTCTAACAGTGTTACAATAAAACCTTCAAGTTTGTGTAAATCAAGATTGGCATGTCCTAATTCCAATACCTTCATCACCCCCTCAAGGTTATTGACTTTTATTGTAGCACCAGGCCTTATAACCGTTTTCGTTGGCTTAAATCCTTTGCTCGGGACGTACATTATAGTAATGGCATTACACAAAATTGCATTGTCTATTGTTACGTTATGTGTAGCATCTAATTCATCATTCATCATAGATAATCTCTGCGGTAGGCCCTGCCCTCTTATATGCCCGGCAATACGATAACAGGGAATTGATACAAGCGGTTTCCTCTTATCTGAAAGTTTGCTCTCCTCACCATGCAGATAAATATTGTTCTTTATATCAAGAACAAATTGACATTCTCTTTCTTCCACAATATCTCTACCCTGTTCATCTTGTTTCCCCGTCTTAAAAGGGTATGCTCCCCAAACTTTCCATATTGAAACATTATTAAAATCTAAATGCATCTGGGCGTCCATATCCCCGATATGTTCGTTGATAACTGTTTCTGTTTCGTCATTCTTACTTTTCTTTATATCCGCTGGTAACTTATCCAAATTTACCCAGTTTTTCTTTTTCTTAATCTGATAAGTGTTAAGATGCAGCCAGCGAGCGACCCATTGAGCGTCCTGAATTGAAGTTGCTCCCTTTTCCCAAACTAAATCCCTGACTGAAATATCATCCCACTTAGGCATCCAAAATTTAACGGGTTTCTTTTTTGATATTAAACGATTCGTAGATTTATCGATATCAAAACCAAGAAACTTCGAAACTCCACCTACCAATTTCCTTATCCCCTCATACCGCCAAACTGTCTTTTCCGTTTCTATAGGATAGATTTCAAGAAACCGCGTACCCTCTACTATCAGTCCCTGGAATAAATCACAAATGACATTATATAAATTCATCACTTTAGCAAGCTTGTAATTAAAAGTCTTTGTTACTTTTCTTCCACCTTCCTTTGAAGAATTCGATAGCCCGTCTATGGCTACGAGTTTATCAGAACTATGAACCCCTGCCACAAACCTACTTTCTAACGCTGTGTCCGCAAATGCAGCCCAAGGGACGTGAACATCCGAACTCCCCTTCCAGGGAAAGTTCTTATTTTTCTTCGAGCTATACGTTCCCAGATGCCTTTCCCACATCTCGGGAATAATCTGGGTAGTTAATGTCGCATTGCTTTTTACCCGTTCATCAATGAGCGTTTTGTAAAAACTAACAATCTGTAATTCCTCTTCCGGTGATAATTTTAACATTTTATTTTTCCTCCTAATCCTTAACCTTATCTTCTGCCTTTCGAAGGCAGGCATACACGTCTTCAGCTTTAACAATTTTGTGTGGATGCCCGTCAATTTCTAATTCTATACCCGCATATCTGTGTACGAAAATTACATCACCAATTTCAAGTTTGAATTCTTTCAAACCAAAATCTTCTGCAGTTACATCTTCCGCCAAACACAAAAGTTTCCCCTTGTCAATTCTACCTTGAAGAACCTCTTGTCGCATTTCAGGCAAAACAATTCCGCTTTTTGTTTTTTCTTTTACTTTTTCCATTCGAACCAAAATGTTTTTTTTAAAAAGCGTTAAAGAATCCCCCTTCTCATCAATAAATGAACACATTAACATTTCTTCCTCCTTTTTTTATGCAATTCCCTCATCATCCATATCCTATGCGGCCGACGGCTTGTTCCATATCTTCTGGCGGCCGCTCATCCGACTCTTCTTGATAGTCATCCGGATCAAGTTGTGAATGACAGAATATACCCATCGCACATGCCTCGGCGCGGTCAGGGCTCCTTCCCAGAGCAGCTTTCATATCTTTTTTAGATGTCATTTTAACTCCGGTGTCCGACGCTATCTCGTAAGTCATTGCTGATAACTGGCTCTTTAATAGTTCATCATCAATAATCGATATTTTATTATCAACAAATTTATCTAAAACAATGTCCCACATTTCCATTTTTATTTTGCCGATTTTATATTTGATAGGATCTGTAGCCTGTTCGGCTCCGTTGAACGCAATTGTAGGATATTCCAGTTCCATTAACCGGTCTGCTATTCCCGGAAAAATTACAGAATCTATAATAATGATATTTGCTTTATGCTGCTTGAAAAGCCTGATTATATTTCCAACAGTCTGCATAGTGTTAACCTTTCCATAATACATAAAATCAATTATTTTTAAGCCCCGGAAAACATAAATTACTGTTTCATCATCACCCATACGCGCAGGATCACAGGATATAATAACCGGCTCTTTAGTAAGAGGCTTTACCAGTACTCTATTTACCGCTGTATTTATAGTCTTATAGGGGATAAGAGTGTTGGTTGCCTCAAGATCATCCCAGCTGCCCTTTATGTATGCCCTCAATAACCGGGGTTTATTTTGGTAAAGTTCTTTTAATGATTCGATATAAGCCGGCGCCCCTGGAGATGGATTCGATGCCGGAAGCGCCTGTATGAAATTATAATCCTTATGCGGCCGGAGAATGAATTTATCCTTTACCCAGCCCTGTCGGGGATTACAGGATAACATACCCCTGAATTGCGGAAGAGTGCCATCCGGGAGAACATACCTTAACGTCCCCGCTATAGCCCTCCAATCATCCGGACTCATCTCCTCCGCCTGGTCAAGAGCGAAAAAACCAAGTTCCATACTGTTGAACTTTTCTACCATCTCTCTATCATCAAGACCGCCATAAAAAAATTCAGAACCATTTGGAAATAAAATACGATGCTCCTGTTTCTTGTGTTCATAAGCAGCTGCAGGAATTTCTCTGAACCATGTTCTTAAAGTGGATGTCTTAAAATCAGTTCCTCTTTTACGCCCCATAAACCCATAATTGCCAGGGTATTCCATACATAATCTATATACTTCCCAGCAAATAGCTTTACTTTTTCCACCATATTTTGCACCGCCGATTAAAGTATATTTGTGTGTATCATTATGAAATGCCTTTTGTTCTCTCGTCGGGGTATCGTTTCCGTAAAATACTACCTCTGTATCGTTAAACTGTTCCATTTTCCTTTATCTCTTCCACTTCTATAGGCTTTTGTTCAGCACTAACAAGCTCTACATCTGTAGGTTTATTGTTCTTATCTAACTTGCCTTTGAAATTAACAGTTAACCTTTCAGTCCTCTTCGTAATAAATGCCTCTGCCGGTATAATCTTCTTGAATAATGCAATTGCGTATTTCTCGTCGGTATATGCCTTATTTACAAAAACTGTGAGAAAATCAAGATTATTATTCTCCTTCTTCGCCTCCGCCAGCGCCTTCCTCAATTGCTCAATTTCCGGCTTCTTCGGCCTGCCTAAAGGATTCCCTGATTGCCCCTTTTGCCATCCATGAGTAGGCTTGGGGCCGGGCTTGGTGCGGGGGACGGGGAAACTGTTATTTTCCACTCTCATATTCCTTTATGATTGCGGCACTTAATTTTTCCCATTCCGTAGGGTTGAATCTCATATACGGATGAAATTCTACTTTCCCTGCTCTTTCCTTCCTCTTCGTCGGTAGAGATACTATAACCCCTTCCCCTTGTGATAAAATCTTGATATCCCAGATTTTCATGATGTCAGTTTCGCAGGTACAAAAAGCCAGAAGTCGACCTTTGTTCTCTACGCGCGTAATCTCAACTTTGATTATTTCCACTTTACCTCCTTATACCCCTAAGTACTTTTTATGAATATCTTTCAATGCACTTAAATTTTTGCATTTGATTTCTTGACTTATTCTTTGTATTTCCTCTTTACTATATTTTGGCTTCTTCGGGCCTTTGCGTTGATAGTAGCCGAAATCATTTATCAATCGGCGGAGAATATCGTACTTTATAGACCTCAAATCTACTTTATACTGTGTGCTAAGTCCTAAGAAATGTAAAATACTCCACTTAACATTGACAATTATATCTTTCCACCAACATTCATCAGTATATTTGCCATTCCATACTTCAATGTGTCTCATTCCTTCTCCTCACTTCGATTTCTTTTTACGCGGTAATCCCTTCGGACTCGGCTGCGATGAAATAAATTCCCGAGCTACTTTCTTCGAGGGTAATCCCTTCCTCGGGGGGATGGAACCTTCAACTATTCCCTTCATAAGCCCCCATTGACTTTTCGATTTTGCGGGCATTATTTCTTCTCCCTCTTCTTCTTTATTTCAGGATGGCGGCAAGTACTCGTTTTATTTCTGCCTTTGCCTCCCTGTTTCCAACCACGACCACTGCCATCCATCAAACCAAATCCAGCGCCTCTTCCACCTCTTCTCATTTTTTACCTCCTGGTTTAGAAATAATATCCGTTATCTCAAACTCTGCAGATGATGTCGTCTTCTGGCCGGATCTGTCGCTCTTCGTAGTCCGGGAAACTTTGCCGGTTAACGTAACTACATCCCCAACCTTTACATCATTGACATTTTTCGCCTGATTGTTGTCAATCATAACACTCGGGCGATAGATATCCTGTGTTCTCGGATACGTCTCCTTCTTTGCCTTTACCTTTGCCATAACATTACCTCCTATTTTTCAAATATTCTGCAACTTGTTTATTTAATTTGTCCATTCTCAAAAAGTTGCCGGCAGGGCCGACTATGTATTTGCGTCCGCCAATTTCCTTTATGGTCCCGGGGGCATATATCCACGCCCCGTTTCTTGTTATCACTTTTTCAGCTCCTTTTTTCGGCTTCTCAGCCTTCGGCTTCTTTTTATTCCAAAACATCTTGAAACTATTATACAACGAATAACAATGAATGTCAAGTTTTATTTTCACTTTTTTTGAAAAATTTGGACTCCCCGTTGTTATTCCTTGATATCCCCATTGTTATCCCAAAGAACAAATAATCCCAGATATTCAGGTAATATAGTATATAGAAGTTGGAAAAGAGGGCTAAAAAAATGTTGGTAGTAGGAGGTATGTAATTGTAGAAAATGGGGGGTTTCCGATTTGGACTTTTTTCTCCCCACCCTCGACGCTATACCTGCCTATTCCCTGCCCGCTACCCCCTCTCATTACGGTCTATATGGATTGTTGTTATTATACTGTTATGATAATAACTATTATGTTAACTTTTTGACGTTCCTCGACGAGAGAAATATTGACGAAGTGTACATTTATGGCTAATTTTGCCAATCCTGGCGGTTTATATGGATTATTTCAGAGATAAAATACTTACAGGGATATAGTTAAACCCACCTTAAATCATTTCAATCAGCCCCTTTTAGTCCTTTTATATGCCTATTTCATACGGTTAAGATGTTATGTATAGTAAATCTATATGATATAACTATGAGCAATGTATAAGATGATGAACATTCCCCTTGATTGAGTATTATGTCCTGTATATGGTATCATTAAGGGCTGTTAAATGGTATGTGTGGAGTGTATCTCAATGGGATTACGGACTATCGGCGAAATCTTGGGATTATTTGACTTCGTGGAATTGTTAGGTGTGAGTGAAAAACTGGACTATAATAAAGTGAGGCGGAAGACAGAAGAAGCGAAGGGGGTTAAAATGACAGTAAGAAGGAAACAGGAAAAGGTTTTGAAAAGGTTGCAAGATTATCCGATGACGCACATTTCAGGATTTAGCATTGACTATTGGTTAGTGATTGCAGATTTAGTCCTTGCCGGAAGGATTATCAGGGATGACAAGGGCTATCTTAAAGTAAGAGTATGAAAGGCACGAAGGAAAGAAGCGAAAGGAGGCGGAAATGAGCGCATTTATTGTAAATGATGGGACAATTAATGACATTTTGTCCTATTTGAAACTTGGTAAAGACTTGGATTGGTTACGGCGTAGTATTGAAAACAGGTTCGGCTACAGATTAGACAATGACGAGGATTACGAGCAGTTCGGCGGAAAATTGTATTTAATGAACGTGGCGGCAGTTGATGACCGCTGCAATGAAGCAAATGACAGCGTAAAGATTTTACAGGAGTTTAAGTATAAGATTAAAGGGGTTACAACAATGTTAGGCAACCGTGGGCTTAATGTATCAACTATGCAAGTATACAAATCAGCTCAATGCTTATCTTATCAATGCGCCGAAGGTGATGTACCAGAATCCAACCTTTACAAATGTTTAGACTTTATCATTAAGACATTGGCAGAAAGTATTGTGCGGAGTTTGCCTGCTTATGACAAAGCAAACTGGGACTGAACAGCACCCCGCCGGAGCGCCTTTTCGGAGGCGTTCCCGTGGAATGCTGGTAAAGAAGAGAGAGGAGGGATTATGAGTTATGAGAAAGTCCGAAGAATTGAAGTTGATGACGAAAAAGTTTTTTTGACAAGCACCTCAAATAATGTTTATCCATATCATTATGAAAGGTACGAGTGCCCGTCATTATCAAAAATCCTTCAAGAACAAGGAGAAAAGGCGTTGACTGTTGAATTGTTAAAATGTTATGAAGAAGGCAATTTTCAGCCTGGGGTTGAGAATAAATACTCAAGGGCAGCCAAAAGGTTGCGGAGAATGGAGGAATACAAAGCATTTGATTGGAGGTTAGGAAAATCACCTACTGAAAATTCAGAAAGGCGGGAAAATAACGAAAAGGAGTTCCAAGCGTTATTATACCGTGCTTTTTTAATGAAGGAAGACAAAAGTCAACAATGCCTTGTTTCAAAGGACTATTCAGGAGAAGAGGTTTTTATAAAGAGGGTCAATAAATGGAATATAACTTTCACCCGCACAAGAGAAAAAGCAAAGAAATTCGGCAATGCTGATGACGCACGCAGAATTATAAATGCCCTTGTCTCAAAAGAGCATTTTAATATTATCCATTCGGCAAGGTGAGAAAGTTTATAAAAATAAGAGGGCGGCGGGTCAAACCTTTCGCTTCCCGTCGTCCTCATTTTACTATGGAGGAAGCAGGGGGCGAAAGTTTTGGAAAAGGAGAGGATTTTAAATGATATTAAAAACTCAAAAATACGATTACCCCTTGACGTTTGAGAGTTGTAGAAGTATAATATATAAGCATGGCAGAAGCAAAGAAGTTTATAAATTCCCTCTGCGGGGGAATAAGCGTAAAAGCGGAGGGCTGCACCGTGAATATAATTGAGGGACTACACAATTCTCAAAATCATAAAATAACAAAAGTTGAGATTTATCCGAACAAAAATATACAAGGTCAGAGAAATTGGAGTTTACAGGGAACTCGTGGAAATTGCGAAGTAGTTCAGTCAAAAGTGGTATTCGTGGAAACCAGGGGGAGACCACGAAAGAATTAAACTGGTTTCTGAGCCGGTTGGGGGCGTAATAATGGCAGGCGTATGCCTTTTAGCCAATGGTCTGCCCGTCCCCGCTATAAGGAGGTAGTGAGATGACAAGATTTTTTGAAATGGGAAATGGGAACTTGATTGAGTGCGCAGGGAGAGGGAAAACAGAAAAAGAGATTGAGGAATTACAACAAGAAGAATGGGTTAAAAAACAAGGTGGAATTACTTGGATTAGTAAATATACTTCCCCTCGTGCTATTTACTTCGCCCAGAAACAAAAGAAAAGATGATTTATTTTTGGCTTTTCATAGGAATAATACTAATCAGTTTAGTGTTCCGAATTTTTATAGAACTCCAGAAAATAGAAAAGCAAAAAGAAGAGGAGGTAGTGAGATGATTGATGTTTGTAAAATGCACGACGAACTAAAAAAAGCTAAAGCCGAGCGGGACGCACTCAAAGCCGAGGTTGAGGATTTGAGGAATGCAAATTTAAGTGTTCGTGTTTGTGGTAATCATACATCTGAAATTATAGAAGAGGGGAAATGTGTTATCTGTGAAATTGAAGAATTGACTACCCGAAACGCTGGACTGGTGGCGGAATTGCGGCGACTACAATCAGCCGTTGGCGAAGTTGATTTTGATATTATAGAAAAATTATTGGCAGGTGAATAAATGAAACAGCGTCGGGGCGTAACACGAAAGCGTGAAAAGTGAAAATCACCCCTTGACAAGTTATGGAGTTTGGGCTATAATAAGGTAGGTTAAAATGTTATGAGAAAAAGCATTGACGAAATCAAAATCGAATCCTTGAAAGCCCGTGGTCTGTTCTATAAACAGTTTACTCGGTTCGTCTCGTCAATGCTCCGAGCCACGGGCTATTTTTATAGGAGTGGATTATGAACATTTCAGAAAGAGAACTTGAGAATTACTTGATGGAGAATGGCTGTAGTTTTTGGTATAAAGATTTTTTGCGACTTAAGTGGAAATTCCGTAGGCAGTTTAACATATCTCCTTATGGTATAATTGATATTATTGCAGTGGCTACTATGGACACTATTACGGTGGGAGGGGAAAAAGGAAAGGAAAGACGTATAGATATATGGGAACTAAAAAATGAACATTTCGATATGTCCCAAGTTACACAACTATATAGATATGTTGCTGGTATACAGAATGATATAATTGGAAAAGACGAAAAAACACATACTATAATTACACCACATTTATTGTATTATCAAGAAATACCTGTTGGAACATTAAAAGATTCTTTTTATGAATCTATGACCTTACTTCAGTTCTTATTTAAGAGCAGGTGCAGGCAAAATATAACAATAGAACCTCTACACTTACATAGTTATTATATCCCATTATCCACAGGAATTAAATTTGATGAAGAAATACCGTGGCGTTATGCAATGGAAGAGGAAAGTATATCACAATCTCAAATAGATTTACTATTTCAAGATAATGGTTAAAATTAAAGATGGATGGGTTAAATTATGGAGAAAATCGTTGGGTAGCCGAATTTGGATGAATAAAGAACTATGGTATCTATGGTGCTATTGTTTGCTAAAGGCGTCCCATAAGGAAACTTGGGTAAGTATAAAAACAGGCAAAGGGGAAACAGAGGTAAAACTAAACCCCGGACAGTTTATATTTGGCAGACATAAAGCATCCAAATTGTTAAAGATGAAACCGTCAAGTGTTCGCAATAGAATGGAAAAATTAAAAAACCTTAAAAAAGTGGACATACAAGCGGACAGCCATTATTCTGTTATTACAATACTAAATTGGGAAATCTATCAAGGAAAAGGACAGGCAAAAGGACAAGCACAGGACAACCAAAGGACAGGCACAGGACAAGCAGAGGACACATACAATAATGATAAGAAAGGAAAGAATGATAAGAAGGAACAAATAGGGGACAAAGATTTTAATAACTTTTGGGAACTCTACCCTAAACGCAAGGGGATGAAAGTAGGTAAAAAGCAATGCCAAGAGTTTTGGAAGAAGATTAAGGAAGAAGATATATCTCTCATACTAATAGGGACAAAGAACTATGCCGAATCACCACAGGCACAAGAAGGATACGCTAAAGACCCGATTCGGTTTTTGAGACACGAACTTTGGCAAGATTTACAGGAATCAGTTGCCGAGAAAAAGGAGTTACCGCAATGGATGAAATAGAACGCAAAAAGTGGGAACGGATTTATAAGATTATTCCTGATGTTGACAAAGTTATGGAATATACCGGCAAAGACGAGGTCGTATCTTCCTATGATGCGAAAAAACATTACGAGAAAAAAGCCCCGCCTGCTTTTATCATAAATACGGGTTTTTCCTCTTTAGATAGAATGACGCAGGGATTTAGAAATGGTGAATTGATTTCGGTTACTGGAATTACAAAGCAAGGAAAGACGGTTTTGTGTCAATCAATCACGCAAAATTTATCAAACCAGAATATACATGCGTTATGGTTTAGTTATGAAGTTCCGCCTTTACAGTTTATCAACAAATTTCAGGTAACCCCGTTATTTTATTTACCTCTTAAAAACGTAGAAAGTAATTTGAAATGGGTTGAGAAGAGAATACAAGAGGGAATTGTCAAGTATGATACAAAAGTTATTTTCATAGACCACTTACATTATTTAGTTCCCTTGTCGGCGAATGTGAGGATGGATTTAATGATAGGTGCGACAATGAGGGAACTCAAAAAAATGGCGCTGAAATATAATATCATTATTTTTATAATTGTGCATACAAAAAAATTGGCTTATGATAAAAAACCCGACCTTGATTCAATAAGGGACAGTTCTTTAATTGCACAGGAAAGTGATTTTGTAATGGCGATTTGGCGCAGAATTGAGCAGATGAAAGGGAGCGATGAATTGATTTTTACAAATGAGGCAAAACTATTTCTGTTGGCTAATAGGTGGAATGGATATCTGGGTGTGCTGGATTTGAGGCATAGTTGTAATATGTTTACTGAAATAGAAAAGGAGAAATACGATGAATGATTATTTTGATTACGAGCGGGAAAAACAGAAGATAAAGGAAAAAAATTTACCCCCTGAAAAATATGAAGAAGAAATCCGTAAATTGGTAGAGAGGTTAAAACTATGAAAACTTTAGAGAGGCAATTACAGCGACAATGTGAGGAACTTTTGAATATAAAGAACATTCCGTATTTGCATTTGACGACGGCAATACATAGACAGGTTGGCAAACAATGGAGAACTTTTGCGGTAGAGAAAAATAAAGGATTCCCGGATTTGACAATTTTCTTCCCGAAGAAAAAAGGCGGGGCGGTATTTTGCGAGTTAAAATCGGCAAAGGGAAAACTCAAGCCGGAGCAGATTGCATTTAGAGAGCAAGTGGAAGGGTTAGGATTTAAATATTTCGTAGTAAGGTCGTTAGAAGAATTTGAAACTATTATTGATAAGGGGGAATTATGATTGATGTTTATAACAGGAAGTGGATTACCAAAAATGCGGTTGAAGTTCTTGGAGAATATTCAAGCGGAATAACATTGAGGCAGTTACATTACCGACTGGTTGCTTTGGGAATGACAAACGACGTAAATCATTATAAGAGGGTTATTGGTGCAATGACTGTTTCTCGTTGGGATAGAACGGTGTCAATGGATTCTTTTATTGATAGGGAAAGGGCGATGTATGGAAAAACCGAATGCGAGGAAAAATTGCTTGAAGATGAAATAGCGACGGGTAAAACGCAAATAGAAGCGTGGATAAATTCTTATGGGTTAAACAGGTGGTCTAACCAAGAAAATTATATAGAAGTATGGATAGAGAAAAAAGCATTGCAGGGCGTATTTGAAAGACCTTGCTTATTCGCTGATGTGGGTCTTGCCCCGTGCAAAGGTTATCCGTCTATAACTTTTTTAAGCGAAGCGAGCCATAGATTTATAAATGCACGGGATAATGATAAAAATTTAATAATCCTTTATTTTGGGGATTACGACCCAAGCGGTGAAGATATACCGCACTCCATAAAAAGGAATTTCAATAAATTCGGCGTTGATATTGATATTAAACGTATTGCATTAAATCCAGACCAGATAAAAAAAATGAGATTGCCCGGAGTTCCTCCGAAAAGTGGGGATAGCAGAACTAAAAATTGGGCTGGCGACGCTGTTGTGGAATGCGACGCTGTTGAACCTAAAACACTTTCTAAAATGTGTAAAGAGGCAATAGAGAAATATTTTGACGAAACCCTTTATGATGAATTAAAAGAAAAAGAAGAAGAAGAAAAAGAATTATATAAAATAGCATTGAAAAAGTTTATTAAAAATTTCGGCAGTAAAGGGGAATTATGAACAGGGCGAAACCCCGAATTATGCCGGAGAGTAGAGGGATGAGATTACCCCTTGACATATGAAAAAAAGTAAACTATACTTATGATAGATATGAAAAAGCCAGCAGAAAATACACAAAGAACCAAGTCGGGGCGAGGTTTGTCTTTGCTGGCTTCCTCGCCTCGTAAATCAAAGAAGGTCAAAAGGGTTTGTAAACAATGTGGAAAAGAATTTTTTGTATATTTAAGTGGAATAAAGGAAAGGGCATATAAAGGATATGAAGGGGCGGGAAATTTTTGTAATCGGGGATGTGTCAATAAATATTTTAAGCATTTTAGATTAAAAAGTAATAATCCTATTTGGAAGGGTGGAGAGGCAAGAAGAATATGTGAAAACTGCAATAATATTTTTTATGTTCCAAAAGTAAGAATAAAAATAGGATATGCAAAGTTTTGTAGTAATAAATGTAGATATAAATATTTAAGAGGAAAAAATCATCAAAGTTGGAAAGGAGGAGAAAGGCTTTGGAAAAAACGGGATGCATCTTCATCTAAATATAAGAATTGGCGAGCAAAAATATTCAAGCGAGATAACTGGACTTGTCAATTATGTAAAGATAGAAGCAGAAAAGGACACAATGTTATTCTTGAAGGCCATCACCTAAAAAGTTGGAAAAATTACCCGAAGTTGAGATATACATTGTATAATGGAATAACATTATGCCACGAATGTCATTTAAGTAATTAAACATGGGGAGGAAAAAATGGAAAAAGAAAGGAAAGAGGTAAAAGTCCGTTTATGTTCTTGGTTTGACGAACACTGGTATCGGGTTTGTCTTTCAAATGATAAAATAGAATATTATCCGTCAACAACGACAAAATTAAGCATACTTGATAAACCCGGATTGACCCGTTGGTATGGTGATATTGGCACTCGTGAGGCAAGAAAAAGAACTTTAGACGCTGGCGATAGAGGCAGTCGGTTACATAATGCTTTTGAGAAAATGACAAGTGGGGCGGCAATAGTTTATCAACCTTTACAACATCCGAATTATGACGGTTCAGAACTTGCCGAAATAAAAAAGAAATATGGTGAAATTGTGATTTTGGAAAAGCAAGATGAAATGCTCCAAGTATGGAAGGTGCAAAAATTATTTCAAATTCTGAATCCTATTTTTCTTGGTAGGGAGGTTATTGTATATTCTGAAAAATATAAAGAGGCGGGGACAATAGATATTCCTTTACAATTAAAAGGCGGGAAATACGAAGGGATAGACAGAAACATTATAGAATTAGAAGAAGGTATTTACATTTCAGATTATAAAACTGGAAATCTTTACGATGAAGCAAAAATGCAAATTGCCTCGTATGTCCAGATGTTTATTGAGAGATACCCAAAAAGGAAAAAGGAAGTTAAGGGCGGACTTATAATTCATACAGGTGCAAAAAATAGAACTGGTATCCCCGGACTTTCACTTATCCCTATTCCTATGACTGAAATCAAAAAAGATTTTGCAGATTATAGACACGTTGCGGCAATGTGGGGACGGAAAAATAAAAACGCTATGCCAAAACTTTTAGATTTCCCTTCAATGATAACGATGAAAGAAATACAGGAGGTAAAGTAAATGGCAAACCCACCAGTTAAAAAGTGGAGCAAAGGAAAGATGACAGTTTCAATGTGGAAAGGAGAGTATCAGGGAAAACCGACTACCAGTTTTTCTATCCAGAAAACCTACAAGCAAGGCGAAGAATGGAAACACAGTAATTTTTACAGCGAACCTGATTTAAGGGATTTGAACATTATCATTTCACACATCTGCGGAAAAACAGTAAAGGAAAAAAAGATTGAGCCGAAACCGGAACCTGCTCCAGAGCAAATGCCAGCAGGCGAGGAAGATGTTGACTTCTAAATGAGGACTCAATGGTGGGGTGGTGAGCAAGTTGTATAAGACCGAAGATTGCTTACTACCCCGCCGGAGAGTAGGAGGGGGGGAAAGTGGCAAGTTTTAAGGATTTCCGAGAGAAGATAGATAAAGGTTTTGACCTCTGGTGTTTTGAGGTATATCCTGAAATGTCAACGGCTTATGCAGAGGCGGTGAAAATAATTGAAGATAATCCTGTTTTGATAGAGACACAGTTGGAAATTTTATCAACACACTTGCCGAGGATAAAGGATATTTGCGCCGTCGCCGATTGCTTTTTAGATGTAGAAGCATACCGGAAATATACTTCTGAAGGAGAGAACGCTTTGCACCGGAAATTGAGAAATGATTATGAAGTCGCTGAAATCAGGGCAATTAGGGATAAAGTTGTCGGGCTTGTCAAAAGTATTGAAGTGCGGATTTGTGTATTACAAAGCAGATTAAAAAGCAGTCGTGAAGAACATCATTATGGTTATCAAAAATAAGCACTTGACAAAATGAACATTTCGTGTTATACTTATAGTGAGGAAAAAATGCAGGCTGAAATAATAAAATCAATGGGGGCGGGTTTTGAGGATACTTCTTTACCCAAAGAAGTTACTCACACATTAGCCTGTGTTTCCCGTCCCCGTAAATCAGGAAAAATCAAACTAATTTGTCAGCAGTGTGGAAAGGAATTCCCAGTTTATCCCTCGGATATTAAAAATAATAGAAGATTTTGTTCACAAAGGTGTGGAGCAATAGGACGTATTCCGTGGAATAAGGGATTACATACAAAAGGAACTCCACATACAGAAGAAACAAAAAGAAAATTAAGTGAGATACATAAAAGAATTGGTGCACCCTGGAATATAGGTAGGAAATATTCTAAAGAAAGATGTGAAAGGATAAGTAAGGCAAATATGGGTAAACCTTCTTGGTGGAAAGGAAAAAAGCATACTAAAGAAACGAAATTAAAAATGAGTTTAGCGTGTAGAACAAAAAGAGATAATTCAGTATATGCAGGTAAAAATCATTGGAATTGGCAAGGTGGGAAATCATTTGAACATTATGAAATAGAATTTAATAAAAAATTAAAAGAAAAAATAAGAAAGCGAGATAATTATATTTGCCAAGAATGTTTTAAACATCAAGACAAATTATTTACTAAAAATAAAAATGGAAATAGCGTTAAGGAAAAACTTTCTATTCATCATATTGATTATGACAAAAAAAATAATAATCCCGATAATTTGATTTCATTATGTAGGAATTGCCATTGTAAAACAAATAAACGACATAGGATATATTGGATAAATAGATATAAACAATCGCGCCTAAAATCGGCAAATCAAGAGAAAAATCAGGGGTATCAGAAATGAAATTCAAAACATTTAGCCCTGAAGTAAAAGAAGCAGTTTATAACGCAACGAGCGGGTATTGCTGGCGAAAAGATTGCACGGCGAAAATACATTCATTCCACCATTGCTTAAAAAATAATGCTTACAACCGAGAGCGTTTTCCTTTATTTCTAAATTCAATCTTTAACTGTGCGGGTTTGTGTTTCGGCGACCATACTAACCATACGGCGGAATTTGATGTTACGGAAAGGCAGGCAGAGGCATTTGAGGAATATTTGAGGGGGCTAAAAAATGGAGAATAGTTTAAGCGCACAAGTAAAAACCGGAAAGTTATTTAAGGACGGACGAGAGGCAGAGGTTGAAAGGGAAGTGGATTATCAAATGGAAAAATTACAGTTAAACACAAAGGATATTGTAACATCAATAATATCAGAGGCGGAACTTTCAAAGATTAAGATAGATTCTGTGCTGGTGAGGGAAAAAATAAGGAGATTTTTATGAAAAACTGGGCTTTGCGAGGGTTATGTCCAAATTGTAATGGCAAGATTTATGAAAATAATTTTAAGATGATAGATACAATGTCCCGTTGGAACTGGTTACGGCGATTATTGGAAGTCCCGCAGTTGATATTAAAGACGACGAAAATATGGACTTGCCGCCGTTGTGGGAGAGAAACGCAGGGATTAGTTTTTAAGTAGGAGGAATTATGACACAGTTACAGGCGGTAAATGAAACGATTAAAATGTGGTTGTGGTTGGCGAGGAATCCGAGAAAAGAGAAAGACGCTTATTTTGAAAAAATAGAAGAGGACGGAGATAATATAAAAGCAAGGTGCTTTCTTTGCGAATATATAAATTGTAAAGGTGTATGGGGCGAAGAATTTATAAATACTTATAGATGTCCATTAGATAAAAAATTCTTAAATTGTTTCAAAGATAATAGCCCATTTGAAATATGGGATAAAACTCAAGATGATAAAGAACGCACAAAACAGGCAATGCGAATAGTAAACGCTTGCCGGCGGTGGAAAGCGAAGCGGGGAAAACCTGCTAAAAGGGGGAGATGATGAGAAAGCACAATTACGTTGTTGGTTATGAAGGTGTAAATCAGTGTGTTTATGGAAAGGATGATTGCAGGGAGCAATGTTGGGTTAATCCTTTAACATTAAAACAAGCACAAAAAATGGCGAAAGAATTAGAAACGATTGACGGCAAGAAAATATATAAAGGTAAAGTATTCAAACTTGTGGAAGTTAAGCAAACATAATCCAGCGGAAGGATGAGGAGGGGGAAATGGAAAGACCGGAGAGGAAATGTGAAGAACCGTTACCCGAAAATGAATTGATAGGTGCTGAAAACCGAGGATATAACAACGCCTGCGACGACTGGGAGAAGTTTTTGCCAGATACTACGGAAATAGCGGATATAATATGGGAGAATTGCAATGGAACAATGGAAATGGCAAAAGCAATCACAAAAAGATTAAAGGAGAAAAAATGAGCAATGAACTAAAGGCGTGTCCGTGGTGTGGTGAGGTTAAGGATATTTATTTTGATAATATTACAAGCGAATTAGAAGGTAGAGAAATTACATTATTTAGGGTATATTGCCCACGTTGTTTGAATAGAACAGAAATTTTAGACGCTAAAGACGAAGCAGACGCAATCAAATTATGGAACACCCGAACCGCCGATAAAAGGGGGACAGTTCCTTTAAGTAACCTTGCCACAGAACATTATGTAGGCGAGATGAATGGTTTAAGAAAGCAAATCGCCGAACTTAACGAGCGAGCCAAAAACCTTTCGTGGAAGTTGGAATGTGCTGATAAGGAGATAGAGGAATTGCGGGCGGATATTAAGGAGTTGCGGGAAATAACGACAAAGGATAATAGTGCTTATAAAACTGCATTATATTGGGGTGGAAAAGATAACTTGATTTCTAAATTAAAATCCGCCCTCGCCGAGAAGGACAAGAAGAATGAGAAACTTTTAAAAATATGCGAGGCAAAGGATAAGGAATTGGATAAATGGGTTGAGGGACACGGCAAACTTGAGGTGGAGAATGAGAAACTGCGGAAAGAGGTTTCAAATTTGAAATTTTGCAATATTACTTTTGAAAAACATTATGAAGAATTGGATAAACTCAAAACTGCCCTCGCCGAGAAGAATAAGCAAATAAAAGGTTATTTGAAAATCTGTCAGGATAAGGATAAAAACCTCGCCCGCTTGAAGGATGTGGATGTGGTTATTAAAGATTTTGTTGCCAGAGTTGAATTAAGAGCAGAAGAAAAAATGCTTAAAACTGGCAAATTAGAAGGGGCTCATTATGCAGCGATGAAAGAAATAGCCAAGTCATTGAAGGGAGTGAGAAAATAGGAGGGGATGTGAAAAAGTTAATTTTTTTGTTGTTAGTATTTATTTTTGGATGTAGTGACAATTTAGAGTTAGATGGACAATTTTTTGTAAGTAGAGATGGAGTATTATATTGCATAAAACATAATGTGGGTGGCAACTATTACTTTGAAAAAGTGGATAAAAAATCTTATTATGAATTAAGAAAAATTATGGAAAGTGCTAACTCAAGAACAGGGTCAAGTTATTGAAGGATAAGGGAGTGAAAAAGGGGGTGCTGAAAAATGACGAATGAACAAAAAAGAGACCTTAGAAATTTAGCGAGAGAGGGGCTATCATTTGCAGAAATAAGAGAACTTGTGGATTGCTCCGACGCTACAATAAGAAGTTATATAAAGACTTTTGGGAAAAAGAAAAAGCAAAAGGAATCAGATAGGGCTGATAAAAGGGGTTGAGGGGATATGGTAGAAAGTGTTATAGGATTATTTTTCTATGGATGTGCGGGATTATTGGTTGTTGCAACAATAGAAATCCTTTTATTGGTAGCGTTAATCATAATAAAACCGTTGTGGGGCTTCAAAATATTAGGGTGGATAATAAAAGGTTTAACCCCAAAAAGGGCAGGAGGTAGAGGATGACAGAATGCTATTCCGATTGCAAGCATTGTAAAAAAGGGAAATGCACGAAAAAGGATAGGGTGGTCGGGAAAGACCTCACTGCGCCTTTGCCGGAGTGTTGGAGTTATGAGAAGGAGGAATAAAATGCGATTATACGAGATTATTTTCTCATTTATTTTTGTATTACTCCTCATCGGCTTGCTTATCTTTATTTTGAGCAGGAGGGACGGCGGGGATGGCGAGTTGGAAAGGTGGGCGCAAATGAAAGAGAGGCAAGAAGATAATGATGTGCCGCTGGGGATTGGATGAATAAGCAGGGGAAGAACGGAATAGGTTGGACAGATTATACTTGGAATCCATCCACAGGTTGCTTAAATAACTGTCGGTATTGTTACGCCGCAAAAATAGGAAAGCGATTTCAGGGGCATTTCAAGCCAATGTTTCACCCCGAAAGATTGGAAGAGCCATATAAACTGAAAAAGCCGAGCAAGATATTTGTCTGCTCAATGTCAGATTTATTTGGCGAGTGGATACCTCCCGATGTGATTGAAAAAGTTATACAAGTTGCGAGAGAAAATCCACGACATACTTTTCAGTTTTTGACGAAGAACCCGAATAGATACGCTGATTTTGATTTTCCTAAAAATTGCTGGCTTGGAGCAACCGCCACAAAAGAAACAGATAATTCTAATGTGGCTTTTGATTACTTTCTACCCGAATGTAAATGTTTTTATGTATCATACGAACCGTTATTGGGATATATAGATACAATACCGATATGGTTAAATTGGATTATCATAGGAGCAATGACCGGCAAGGGCAGCAAAAAATATCAGCCAAAACTTGAATGGATAGAAAATATTGTCCGGCAAGCAAAAAATTATAAAATCCCTATCTTTATGAAAAGAAGTTTGCAGGGGATATGGAAAGGGGAATTGATAAGACAGTTTCCGGCAGGGGCGAAAAATAGAAAGGAGCGGACGGGGTGAAAGTTTTAATCGCTTGCGAATTTTCCGGTATTGTCCGGACAGAGTTTGCAAAACTCGGACACGACGCTTGGAGTTGTGATTTATTGCCTACGGAATTGCCAGGGCAGCATATACAAGGGGATGTTCTTGATATATTAAATGACGGGTGGGATTTAATGATTGCTCATCCGCCTTGCACTTATTTAAGTTATGTTGCTAATCGTGTATGGAATAAAAGAGGAAGGAAAAAGAAAAGAGAAAAAGCCCTTGAATTTTTTATGGCATTATACAATGCTCCTATAGATAAGATTTGCGTAGAAAATCCTGTTGGTTATGTAAATACGGTCTTTAGAAAACCCGACCAAATTATTCGCCCTTATTATTTTGGTGATAGCGACTTAAAAAGAACTTGTCTATGGCTGAAGGGGTTGCCGAAGTTATTACACATAAAAGAGAGTGATTTATTTTATGAAAAAACATATACAAAAAAACCAGAACCTTTATATTTGTGCCAAGGGGAAAAAAGTAAAGGCAAAAAAATATATTTTACGGAAGGAATGAAAGGGTTTAAAAATAGAGCAAAAGCCCGCAGCCGGTCTTTTCAAGGAATAGCAAAAGCAATGGCAACTCAATGGGGCGGAAAATGCTAATCCTCTACATAATAATCAGTTTCGTGGCGATATATCTGGGGATTGTATGGGAGAGAGAAGCCGAAAGACGAAAGAGGAGGAAAAAATGGAGAAGATGAATGTTGAAAGGATTGTGGTTGACGGCAAAGAGTATGTCCCAGTAGAGTCCGTTCAAGAGTTTACTGGTGATGTAAAGATTGTTATTTTACAACGGGGGTGGGTTATGGTTGGGAGATTTGAAAGGACTGGGAATGATTGCAAACTTCACAACGCAAGTGTAATTCGCAAATGGGGAACGACAAAAGGATTAGGAGAACTTGCTGAAAGGGGTAAATTATCAAACACCGTTCTGGATAAATGTTATGGTGTTGTTGAATTTGATTATCTAACTACTGTGGCGACAATTTCTTGTCGGGAGGAAGTATGGAAAGAAGTATAAATTACGACGAAAATCAAAATTCATATTCCGGCTACGGCTCCGGCTACGGCTACGGCGACGGCGACGGCTACGGCTACGGCTACGGCTCCGGCGACGGCTCCGGCGACGGCTACGGCTCCGGCTACGGCGACGGCGACGGCTACGGCTACGGCTACGGCTCCGGCGACGGCTCCGGCGACGGCTACGGCTCCGGCTACGGCTACGGCTACGGCTACGGCTACGGCTACGGCTACGGCTATTAAAAGATAGGCAAAAAAAATGATACCGGCGTTACTTATGGTTTTTTCGCTGTTATTTATTTGGATAATAACGGGGACGGGGAAATGAGGAGGAAGAAATGAAAGAAATTAAGTTTAAGGGTAAAAGGTTTTTGTTTGAAGAAAGGGACAAAACATTTAATTTTGGAGGTACCGTTGGTGATTTACACGAATCAGAATTTATGGTGGCAAATGATTACCGCTGTTATGCTATCTTAAAAGAGGACGGCAAAATAATGCGTCTTCATCAACAAATAGGAATAAAATCTGATATTGAATTTGGCAGAGAAATATCCGCAGAAGAAATGGGAAAATATAAAATTAAAACAAAAGATGTGAATTTTGAAGTATTAGAAGGGCAAAAGATTATTTTATTCAAGGAGGATGATGCCACTAACGCTTTTTGGGGTGATAGTGTTGATAGATTTATAATAAAAACAAATAACGGAAAAGTATATGTAATGGAAACAGGCGGCGGTGGAAATACAATGGGATTTCCGGGTTCACAATGTCACGGTGTTTGGTTGCAAGAAATACTGAATCCCGAAATTTTGGAAAAGAAATGAAACAAGAATATAAAGTATATTTAGTTTTACAGGAACTCGGCGGCAGGGCAAGGTCAGAGGAGATTAAAAGGGCGTGCTTAAATTCTTTCAACGGCGTGAGTTGTCCGGACAGGTATTTGAGATTTATGATGGTTAAGGATAGGGAAATAATAGAGAACATCGGCAAGGTAAAACCCGACGACAAGACCGATACATACGTTGTTAGAAAACCTTACACACCGGCAGGGAAGAAACCGGATAATCACGGCGATTTGTTGTTTGATGTAAACAGGTATTCTTATGATTAAACCTTATTTTGAAACGGAACTCGGGAAGTTGTATAATTGCGATTGTTTAGAATTTATGAAAACTATCCCTGACGGCTCGGTGGACTTGGTGCTTACTGACCCGCCTTATGGGATAGATATAACTGAAATTTGGGGAGCGGAAAAATTTGGTTATAAACAATATGAACAGGATAGATGGGTGAGCGACGAGGGTTTTTATGGTTCGATATAAGGAGGAGGGAAATGAATAAAGATTTTCCATGGAAGGGAAATAAAAGTTACGGGTGCTGGTTCTTCGACTGGATTCACGATTGTATTGTATTATTTTTCTTCCACTTGAAGAGAGATTAACGCAAAAATTTCTGATATTTTATTTTCAAATTTTTTTGTGCATATCTCATATAAGTCATTTTTTCTTTATCTGTCATTCTCTCTATTAGAGCTTGCTGATCCTCTTCAGGAAGGCGCTGGAACATAACTATATCTCCCCGGCCAAGGACCCCTTGTCTTTGTAATTTATACATTTTTTCAAACCATCCAAATGAAACCACCCCATCTCTTATCATCTGTTGCATTTCGGAACTTGTTAAGAGTTCATTCTTTTCCATCCGTCGTCTTATTTTTTTCTTTATTTGACCTTTTTCCCACTGCTCTCTTGATTTTACAGATCCTCCGAATCTTTTAACCCAAATATCTCCGATTTCTTTTTGTATTTTTGTTTTTGTAATATAACTGGGGGCAGGATTCATTCCTAAAAATGGCATGATTGTAGGAGTTCCCATTTCTTTTTGTCTTAGATATCCTTGAATAGAAAAAGGTCTATTTGCCGAAGCAAGATATTCTAAAAATTGTTTTCCCTGCACAAATTTAGGAGCATTGATATCTCTTATTTCAGTTCCGAAATAATCTCTATTCATCAGCAATTGGGAGAATTGGGATAATAGCGGTGAGAACTTATGGCTGGCGTATAATGCCGGACCTGTTACTAATCCATGTTTTCTTAATGCCTCTCTCATAGCAAAGTACTCTTTAGTCCCTGCAGGTAATGTCAATCTTTCATCTGAACCATCCGGATTCTTATTCCCTGTCCTTGGTGCATAATAATCAAGTAATTCTTCAGGTCTTTTTTTTGTCAAAGCCCAGGTTACTAAACCCCCGAACATTCCGACAATCATAACATACACCATTAAATAGATAGTTCTATCGGTAAATTTGACTTCTTTTTGGCGCAACGGTAATTTACCCGGTTCTCCCGGCAATGCTTTTCCATAAGTCATATTGTAAATAGAATTAGAGAAATCATAAACCCCGCCGGCAAACTGATCGAAGTTCCCCCAGTTCCAGCCCAGAGAGAGAGACATTGCCATTGTTAACTCTTTTATTGTTTTATCCCAGAATAAGTTATCATAAACTACCTGCCCGAATCTTGCATCTATATTCCGGGCGATAGTGCCTAATTCTTTATCTTGTTCTATATCTGTCATATTAGGATGTGCCGCTATAAAATCAGAAGCATTTTTAAGATATGTTGAAATCTTTAATTGAGGTACCCACCATTCCATGACTGGAGTTGAAAGTATTTCTGTAATAGCAGGAATAATTTCTAATGTTGCGCCAAGATACTCACCTTTCATAAGCGCCCGTCTTATAGTTCTTATACCATTAACTCTCCAATATTTACTCATTCTTGGTCTCATCCCACCACGAGTTAACAATTCTACTGCCTTCTCCTGGCCGGAAGTTTTTGCTCCTTTGTACCATGCCTTTCTTGTGGCAAATCCTTCCACCAAAGGTAAAATAGGAAAAATACCAGGTATATTTCTTCCGACTATACTCCATAATCCTTTGGCATAATCTCCGCGAGCTATCTGTTCTATACCTACAGTTATGTTACTTGATATTGCTGATAATCCTGTTTCTATTGTATGAAATCCACTCAAGGTAAGCATGATAGAAACCATCATATTTTTTGCTCTCATTATACCCCTGAATGCAGAGCCGCCAAGATTATCACTATGCCACCAGGAAGGGGAGAGCCATCGTCTTAATACATTAGCAGTAGGAGTTGGAAAGATATAATCACCCCCCACCACAACACCTTTTTCCGTAGGGAAAAATGCTCTTAACATAGGTTCCCCTTCTTTAGTTGTACCTACTTTTGACCACCCTTCAGGAGCGGCGCCTACTCCTTTTTGGAATTGTGCTAACCCATAACTTTTCAATTGTGACAGAATTTCCTTTGTCATTTTATTATGAGCAGAGGCATCAGCTCTCATCAAAACGAGGTCAACAGGATTCATACTTTTTAATTCTAATCCCGCTTTTATACCATCTGCTATGAGCCGATGATATCTTTTTTTAGCAAAGGCAGGAGTTCTTGAAAATTTCTTAACATAACTTTTTGCTTTTTTAGCATTCTTCCAGATATGAGGAAAATAATTTTCTATATAATTTAATTTATCTTCGTATGCTACATCTTCATCATATGCTCTATCTAATATTCGTTTTAGATTTTTTGCTATTTTATTTAATTCAGGAGTTTCCTGTAACTCCCCTCTTTCCATTTTATCTAAGAATTTTATATTGTCCTCTGTACTTTGTCTATCAAAAAATATCTGTGTAGCGTCCATTACTCTCTGCAATCTATCTAATAAAAGAGCCCTATCTGCTTGCTGTCTCCTTAAAATAGATTTTACTGTTGACACCTTTTCTACTGGGGCATTGAAAATCTTATCACCGAAGGCAATAATTGTTTCTTCAGAAATAGGTATTCCTATTGCAGCATATAATTTTTCTGTACTCTCATACATTTCTTCATCACCTATAAGTTCTCCTTCTTTATCTCTAACTGGCTCAACCGGCAGTTTTAATTTCGCCCATTTTTTAAGATCTTTTACTTTTGCTGATGGGATTTGTAATTCCTGTCCTATCTCCAGATCAGTAGGAGCTTTGTCATGTTCCTGTTGATACTGGTTTATAAATGCTTCCATTTTACTGACGTTAATAGAAACCTGTTTAGGTTTTCGTATCACTGCTCCTGGTCTTAAATTTTTAATATCTGCATTCATCTGGTTATTGATTGCTTTCCAAACATAGGTTGAAAACTTGACACCTTTTTTAGGATCGTATGATTTGATAGCATTCAGTATCGCCAGGTTGCCGGCGGATTGTAATTCGCTGAAATTTAATCCCAATCCTTTGTGTGCTACTGCTAAATCTTTCACCATACCCGTATATGCTTTTACTGTCTCTTCTTTAGATAATTTTTTCTTTACCGGGGGTTTAACCTTCTCCGTTACCGGGGGCTTAGCTTTCTTAACGACGGGAGCTCCGATTAATTCTCCCTTTAATTTATTCATCTGTCCTTTGTAAACTGTTACTTCTTTCCCGTCTACCAGGTGGACTATATCCTTGCCTGTCATCTCATCTTTCATAAAATAAGCTTTATATTTTTCATCTTTTGGTAATGTAACTTCAACCCCTGCTATATTTTTTACTTTTATATTCTCTCCCATTTGAAAATCTTGTACCTTTTCTGCACGTTCTTTTAATGCAGGTTCCGTCTCCACATATTTAACTTCTTCTTTTCTTTCTTTTATTCTTTTTACAATTGCTTCCCTTAGTTCATCTTCGTCCATTCCCATTTCTTGTGCCTTTACATCCGGACGGGAAAGGAATTCAAAATCTTTAAAAACCTTCATATACATTCCCGGGCCTAATGCTTCTCTCCAGTCTGTTTTTGTAGTAGTAGCCGGTCTCATCCGTTCCTGTCCGTCAATAATTCTATCTATTGTTGCTTTTTCGATGACTTTCTTTTTCGCAATAACTTTGGGAGGAAGAACAGGTTTTACCTCTGCTTCTTCTACTTCCCGCTCTGTTGGTATGGTTGTTTTCTGAATAGTATCTAACGCGCTTATTTGTTCTTTGGCATATTCAACAGCATCCTTGTTCATGCCTTTGAAAGCAAGAGTTATCGCTGTTTTAACTGAATTTATAACACCATCAATTTCTGCCAACTGGGATGCTTTTAATGTTGGTTCTAAAGCTGGTGCTGTAGCAATTTCTATATTTTGTCTTACTCTCATTACATCATCTATCTGATCAGAAATAGTTTTAACAGCGGACGGAGTAGTTGGGGTTAAAGTCCCAGCCCTCATTTGACCAGAAGCTCTTCGGAGTTCATTAAGTGGAGATTTATAATTAAGATCAAGAGTCATAGGTTCTTTGAATTGTTTCAATATTACTTTTCTTATATATTCTTTTTTAGCTTTAGCGGAATAACCTTTTATTTTTTTCATCTGCTTGGCTATTTTAATGGCTGCTTGTTTTGCCTGCCATTTATTTAATTTCGAAAAATGTTTACCTATCCAAATTGCTGCTTTACTTTTAGTCCAAGCCGCCGTAGACCATCCCGTTTTAGCAGCTGCTCTGGCTACGAGTGGTCCAGCTTCAGATAATGCCGCATAAGTCATCCAGAATTCAGGTGTAGTTACCGGCGCTCCAAACTTTCCTATTATTTCTTTACCTACCACTTCAGGAGCGGCTTTCAGAAAATTATAATAAAAACTTTTTTTCTTTGCTTCCGAGCCTATTACCAGTCCATAAGCTTCTCCTAATCCACTTCCTACTAATGTCCCAACCTGTTCCCATCCTTCAACTGTCATCTTAGCTGGTTTATGGGTAAGTTTCCAAACAAGCGCAGGTGCTTTTGCGATAGCTTTTTCAATTTTTGGAAATCTTAAAGGTATTAATTTTTCTTCTGTCAAAGGTGAAATTGTTATCCCGGGTTCTGCCATTCGAGATGGATCTGCAGGCAATCCCCATCTGCCGGCCGTCTTCGGAATTTCAGGAGCCACCCATTCTTTTGCAGTTTGTCTCCAATCTTCTTCCGGGGATATTCCTCTTATCTTTGTTAATGCTTCTTCTACCGGGGGTAATCCCTCTTTTGGCACTGTTGGCAATTTTTGCTGTCGTATATTAAGTAACGCTTGTTCTACTGGCAATCTCGCGGGTTTTTCCCGCAAATTTGCTAATGCTTGCTCAATCGGTATTTTCGGCATAATTATTTAACTGTAAATTTTGCTTTTAATTCAGTATCGGAATAACCCAGTCCTATTAAGGCATCATATTCCTTTTTACTTATTTCTGTTTTTCTTCCCAATGGTTGCGTCTCAACTTTCCCAGTTTTTCGTGTTCTTTTTATAGTCTCATAATTCTTATGCCAAGCAGATATATATACATCGAATTTTTTTGATTCTTCTCTATATTCCGGTGTACCTGGAGTGAATCTTGCAGGAGAAGGTATTACACCCATAAATTGTTTTTCTGTCATTTTACCAGCTTCTTTCCAACGTACATTATCTAACCTCTGATGTTGCATTCCTAATTGTAGGTTTCGAATTGCCGCTCTTGGTTTTTGCAGTAATAAACCAGATACACCAGGTGGAACTCTATCAGAAGTTAAATAGAAATCTCCGGTTTCTTTATCATATCTTATTCCGGGAATAAATCCTTCCCCTTCTTTTGGTGCTCTCTCTTTCCACTGCACTCCCGCGACCGGCATCCCCAGCATGGCAGCAAATAATTCTTTTTGATCCATTTTCCTTTCTACTCCCTTTTCCACAATGTAGGGTTCCTCTGTATCATACCGCATCTTAAATGCTTCCTGACTCATCTTCAATACTTGTTCTGTTTGACGCTCTTTTTTACTTGCTCCGGCCGTAACTCCTGCCGCTCCGGCAGCAGACATTTGTTTCAGTAAATCTAACATAGCGCCGCCGGTTTCACCACCCATAGCCTCCTGTCCCCATCCTTTTATATCAGGCATATCCATATTTTCCTCCTATTATTCCCAAATATCTGAACTTCTTCCGATACCTCCGCCTTTATCTTGCATGGCAAGGAATTGTTTCATAAGATTCATCATCCCTTGCTCCTGCATCCCATATCCCATTTTCTGTCCAAATAATCCTGCTGTTCCCGGACCTCCCATTAACATTCCTGCTCCGAAACCTACCCCCGGTAGAGCCGTTGACAATAAACCACCAGCTACTGCAGAAATGCCTGCTGTTCTCCACCCGGCTCTTCTCTGTCTCCTTGCCTGGCTTTTCATCAAATCTTTTTTCATTGCGAATTCCCATTCCATTCTTTCTTTCATGGCAGTTAATTGTTTTTCCAATCGTTCAGTTGCTCCCCTTTCACCTATTCTTAATCTCTTCATCATCTCTGCTTCAGTACCTTTGCGTTCTCCTGTCCTGAATTTTTCTTCTCCTGCTTTCGCTGCCAACTTCGCTCCCACCATACCTAATTCCGTTTCTTTTTTTTCAGTTACCTTTTCTGCCATTTTAGCAACACCTGCGGGAGTTCTTACACCGGTCAAACCTTGGCCCCGCAGAAACTCAAGAAATTCCGTTTCCCCTCGCTTTGTCGCTTTCTTTTCTATCTGTTCAAATAATCCCCTGTAAGGGCCTAATGCATCTTTCATTTTTCCCCCTCTATTTTTTATTTTCTCTTAAAAATCCCCAAAAATCTTTTTTTCTTTTTTATTGTTGCCTTCTCCGCCGCCTCTCTTACTTTTTCATTGAATTCTTTTTCATATTCCGCTTTATATTTCATAAGCGATTCAAACGCCTCTTTATTGTGCATAAGTATAAACATCGGCATAATCTTTAATGAGTATTCCTTAACGTCATTCCCCAAATCTAAAATCGTGGAACGTGCATCTGTTAATTGATTCATAAGTCGTCCTGCCAAAATTTTAGCGTCTGCTATCACCGCTCCCATTATAGTTGTCAAAAGAGTTATAAAAGCCCCGATGATATACATAAGGGTTTTCATATCAACACCCTGATTGACCTGACCGCCTGTAATGGTTTTTGACAAATCCACACCCTTTGCTTTGATTTCGGCTTTTGCGTCCACCTTTGCCTTTGCTTCTACCTTCGTTTCAGCAAGCACTCCGGCAATCTGTGTTTTCTTTATGGACTTATCATCCCCACCTACTTTCTTACCAACAAGTCCTAAACACCCCGACGACAAAAAGAAAACACCTATCACGCCAAGCAAAATATACTTTTTCACTATCCCTCCTATTTTTTCCCGAAGATTTTATCTATAATCTTTTTCAGTTTCCTCTGGATAGTGTCAACTATTCTATCCGTCATTTCTTCGGGCGATATTTTCTCAATGATTATGGCGATAATAATAGGTTTCAAATCGTCAAGTTTGTCAATCGCTTCAATCAAAGCCCGATACAAAAAGTTACCAATCCAGCAAAAAAATTTCTTAAACATAGAACCCTCCCTATTTCTTTTTTCCGAAACTATACTCGTAAGTTATCTTTGCCTGTCTGAATAAGTTTCCATTCACGTCCTTATAAATCGCCTTAAAATACACGCCCTTCGCAATGTATTTTTTGTAACTTGCGTCAACGGAGTAATAATCCACGCCATTGTAATAATACTCAATACTCAATTTGTCCCATTTATATTTTACATAGCCAAGATACACAGTTTCATTTATAGTTATATCATTCCTTAAACTGCCACCATAGACAAACTGCCCATATTTAAGAAACTTATTTTCCGTAGCCCACCGTGCCTCTGTGAAATTTATCTGATATGCCTCTTTTTGGAACCACTGCCACCGGAATCCCTCGTAAAGATACTGCGCGTCACTCATTTTGAAATATTCGTCGTTTTCCCGTTCTATCCCCCACATCCAAGAGGTATTATACCCGTTGCCGCCGAATTTGAGTTCAAAATCCAGTTTTTCACCGTAATATGAGTCCCGGATAGAAAGGGACGTCCAGAGGTCTGCTGACTGCGCCAGATTAACGTATATCAAGAGAAAAGGCAAAATCAATGGTATTATACCCCAAAAGCCCTTAAATCGCCTTAAAATCAGCATATTTCGCCTCCTGCCCAGACCTTTATAATGGTGTTGTCCGGACGCCCTATCTTTTTTCCATAAATCCAAATTCTCGGCTCCGGCAACTCAGGACTTTGGTCTATATGCAGAAAAGTGTTTGCTATCCCGATTCGGATTCTCTCACTATTATCAAATGCAAACTTTATTATCTTTGCACGGGTTAAACTATGCAAGCAACGAATGTCCGCCGCATCCCCGAATAAATGGGAGGATGTCGGCTTGCCCCCGTGCTTCTTATTATTTTTCTTACACCGGAAGCCGGAAGTAATTACAATAGGAAAGCCCATTTTTGCCCTCATCTCATCTAAAAATTCAATAAAACTCGGTCGCATTATTTCTAAACCGCAACCGCATTTGCAGACAAATTCCTCACGTTTGAAAAAGGTAATTTTATTCCAATCTTTCACGATAACGCCTCCAGTATAATATCAATACATTTTTCTGCTGATTTCTTAATTTCTGTTCCTGAAAAACGGAATACTTTATATCCTGCAAGCGAAAGTAAAGTATTTTGATTCATATCTCTGTTTTTCTTCCCCACTTTTTCAGCCCATTTACTATTATGAAAAAAATTACCATCACAATAAATTATGATTTTATTAGGTAAAAGAAAATCAACAATCGTATGTGCTTTAGGAATAGGGACTTGTTTATTATAAGAAATATGTCGTTGATTCAATTCTTTTTCTATTGCTATTTCTATATCAGTGTCTTTCGTTTTTCTATGTTTCATTCTCCATATTGCAGAACAACTTTTACCACAAAAATCACCTTGTCCCTTTTTTACAAAAAAAGGTTTTCTATAAAATAGTTTTCCGCAAATTTTGCATATTCTTTTTGCCTTTCCACCTTTCCACCGGTAATGTTTTTCTCCTTTTTTATTTTTATTAGCACACTTTGTTGAACAAGTTTGTCCTCTTCCTTTTATTTTTAATAAACAACGTTTCATTAAAAATTCTTTACCACAAATTCTGCAAACACGTTTTATTTCACCCCCTTTCCAAACAGGGCTATTTTTCCCTCTATGGAATAAACCTACACATTTTATAGAACAAAATTTCCCTCCCCCTCGTTTTATTGACGAAGGATGTGAATAAAATACCTTCCCACATTGTTTGCAAATACATTTTATTTTCACTTTATCCTCGTTGTATTATAGCATATTTTATTCTAATGCAGAAATAATAAACCACACAAGCACCACACCTGCAAAAATCAAAATTGCCCAGAGTTCAGGCCTCATTCTTGCGTTTCCCGCCAACTTTCTAACGCTGAAATTTGTTTTCCCTGCTCCACCTGCTCCGCTCTTATTCCTTTTAATTCTTCCCAAATCTTTTTAATATCACAATTCAAATGCTTCAGGTCGTTAAACTTCATAGCCGCCGCCCACACCCAAGCGATGATATTAAATCCTACCAAAAGATAAATCATTCGTCGCCCCCTTTTTCCTGTATTTTTTTTACTCCATTCGTTTGAAGTTTCACCACATATCTAACCACATCCTCAATCTCTGCCCGTATATTTTTAGTAAAATCCGCCAGATGTTTTTCTATTCTCAACAAAGCAAACTTTGCTTTTTTCTCTATATCCAATTTTTCCAATTCTGTTAAAGGTTTATTCACTGGATACCTCCAATATTATTCTCTCAACCCTATTCTCCCTGTGTATCGGATAAATTACAGTTGCGTAATTTCTTCCTGCCGCCTTATGCCTTACATATCCTTCTTCGCTTAATTCAATGCCCGCTAACCTGTCAACTAATGGATTTAATTTTATAACATTATAATCCGTCGTATCCGCCGTCAACGCAATTCTTAACCTCTCTTTTTTCGTAGGGGCATTTATCGTTTTTACTTTTTTCCACGCAATTTCTGCCGGAGAAAGTTCCTTGACCGTATCCGTAGATGCTAAAAGGGGTAACGGTAGAAATAAAAAAATAAATAAATACTTAATCATAATATCTTGCCTTTTTATAATACTCTGCTTTAATTTCGTCCGCTGTCCATACTCGGTTATAAACTGAAACATCATCTAAAATGCCGGTTTCCCAACTATTACTCCCTGTCCGAGTTCTCGCCCCCATACATTTATGACTGGTGGCATTATCCGCTATTCCCTGTCCTCCGTCTGTTCCGACTAAAGCGCCATTGGTATAAAACCTTGTATTAGTGCCGTCAACAGTTATAACGACAAATGTCCATTGACTTGCAGGTAAACCACCCGTTCCATATCGCCAAGCCCCATCGTAAAATGTAAGTTCATCAGGATGGTCGCCATCCGCCTGATAAGAAAACCAAAACGCAAGATTTTCTGCCGCAAAAAAAGTGCAAAAGGAATTTTCCGCTCCCGCTCCATCAAATTTTATCCACGCTGTCATAGTCATCGGGTCTGACAGATTTATATTAGTCGCTGTTCCAACGCCAACAGCGTCTAAATCTTCATTGTCAAAAAGCACGGCATTGCCAAATTTACCTGTTACAAAAGTTGCGCTGTAAAGCGTTCCGGTGCTGTAATATGGCGAACTATCCTTTGTGGTAGAGCCGGAGCTCTCGTCAAACTTCCAATGTCCCTTTAATCCCGGAGTATTCCTCCCTATAGGGCATCTCTGATTTACGGGTTGTTCGGCAAAAGCAAAACTCACAAAAAATAAAAATAAAAATATTCTCATTGTGCTATAAACTCCAGCATTAACATAATCGGGTCTCCTCCGGCTGTTGTAGCAGCAATACTTGGACAGTCAAGTCGTATCGTGCTATAACTCGGTATTGCTGTTATATCAAAATCGCCGGTAGTTATTTTTTTGTATCTTCCGCTTGAAATAAACAAAGTTGAGGACGAAACTATTGTCTGCCAAGAACCCGAACCGTCTGTCGTTGAGGAAAGCATTAAATCATAACCGTCAATTCCAACTGACGCTGTGCCGTCTTTACCATAATTCACGGTAACTGTCGTCAATGTTACGGCGAATGAAGGCATTTGAATATATCCCATTCCGTCGGTTACATAGGCGTTGCAAGGGAACTCTCCTGATTTAGAATAATAAACTACCCCTGCTCCATTACCCCCTGTATCTTCTTCCCAGTTCCAGTCACTTTCGCCATCATCAAATTTCAAAATGTAATTATCTGTTCCCGCATTAGTATTATCTATAGGATAACCGGCTAAAGTTGAGGAAGATGCTAATGTATTCGTTGACGCCGCAAACTCTGTCGCTGTAACTAATGGGTCAGTCGCCCCTTTCACTGCATAATCACAATATCCTTTTGTTGAAACATCATCTACATTTGTCGGCGAAGTTGAGACATCAACAAGTAAATAATCATCACAATCTAAATTATTCTTTAGATGTCCATCTTCTAAATATGCGTCATAAATTATATCACCTTCAGCGTGATAACCACTTTCCATATATGCCCCTGAAGCAAGCCAGAACTTCCCACATAATTCAATATCTTTTTTAACATACAAAGACCCCGCCCCACTTACATTGGCAGCACAAACATCTCCAATAGTAACGAGCCCTATAATATTTGTATGACTTGAAATTGTTACCGAAGATGTAAAAATCTGTGTCCCCGTCCAAGTCGGTGAACTTTTTTTCAAATTGTCATTATAGGTTGTCGTTATAACAGCCACCTCTGCGTCGGTTGCGTAATTATCGTGAATATATGTTAATGAACTATTAGTTGCCGCAAAATTAGTCGTCAAATTCGCCGCCGTTATATCGTATGCTCCAAGATTTACGTTTTTCGTCGCTCCTGTGTATGGAATATAATTGTTGACATCTATTGTAGGTGCGGGCAATGCAAGCAAACTGTCTTTTGTGCCGCCGAAATAAATCGCAATCTGTGGGTCTGACCCACTCCCTGACGGCTCGGCGTTTCCTACCATTAAAATACTGCCCCCTGCCGTTAAATTTATCACTCCTGTCTGTAACATAATATCATACGCCTGTTCGGTATCGCTTAATACTTTTGTTTTTCCGGTTTCGCCAAGATATGTCAAACTCCCACCGGACTCTTTAAGATAAATCTTTCCATACAATCGGCAATCTTTTGTCCCTGCTGTTTGAACGGCGTGAACGTGAACATCCCAAGTCCCCGCAGGAATAGCGTCCCCTGTTGGATAACCCGAAAGTGTAGTCCACGTTCCAAGAATAACATCTGCCGTTATCGTCTTTGAAATCGTCCCTTCTGATACCGCAGAATGAGAAGAATACATTACATAATCACCGTTTATAGTTTGTGTGCTGTAATAATAATTCTGCACTCCCACTAATTCAGGCGGTTGCCAAGATAATGCTCCCGAAGATGAATACTGTAAATGATAACCCACAACCCCGTCGGTAGAAATAGGAAGAGTATAAACTATATTTCCCGTTTGCTCCCCGCCTTTTATTTTTGTTACATAACTTCCAGCATTTATTTTTATACCGTTAAATGTATTATCACCAGTCCAAGAAGTCGTTGCGTTTGTTTGTGCGTAATTGTCGTGTATGCCAGTCAAAGAACTATTTACAATTGTGAAGTTTGTATCGGTTTCCGCAATCTCTGCGTCAAGTGCCGCCGCATTTGCCGCCGTGGAAACTCCAATATCATCTTTCACGCCGTAAGAAGAGCCGTGTTCGCCGTCAAGTTTATCGCTGTTATAAGCCCACCCTGCCGTGCCGGAAGTGACGGAATAAACCGAAGTCCCTGCGTTTACTGCATAGGAAATAGTAGAACCAGTTAAAAGGAAATATCCTAAATTAACCGGATTTTCATTTGCCGTTGGTGTTGTAACTTTAACTGTTCCACCCTGAAAATCCCAAGTCCCCACAGGCGTTGGCGAAATCGTCTCTACATCACCCGCCCATAAAAACCCCACAAAGAATAAACCTATTATTATTTTTTTCATTACACCCCCATTATTGCCCCAATTTGATAGTATAATCATCATCGCTATCAGCCCAGAGTTCCCCTTCCCCCGCCCCTGCATTTGCCTGCGTTGTTCCTGTTTTCATACCTGTTATTGCTACTGAAGTGCTAAAATTAACACCATATATTGTATCGTATGTAACTAAAGTTTTCTCCTCTGGTGTCTGAATAGTCATTGAACCATAAGTAAATATTTTTGGAGTATAAATATATCCCCCTGAAGTCAATTCTATAATATCACACGCCAATAAATTATCTCCGCCCCCAGAAAGGGTTAATTTCCCCCCTGTTATTGTAGTATTTCCGGTTACTTCTAAACTCCCGTTCATCTTTACATTTGTTGAAATATCAATTCTACTATTTGCACCTGAATAATCTATGTTTGCGTCATAGTCGCCCTCCAACCCTAATACATCCCAAGTCAACCCATTATTACTCAATCCTAAATAACTTGAACTACCAAAAGTCGGATAAACTCTCAAGAAAGTTCGTATGAGGGCACTATTCTCTTCTAAATGAAAAACGGGGTCAGTAGCAGAAACATCTTGAAAATAAAATCGTGCGGAAGTTTTATACTTGAAATCTAAATTACTACCTTTCCCTTCAATACTTGAAGATATAAATAATGTTCCATTCATTGTATCACCCATTGTGGAAACAAAAGCGTCGTAAGGAAAACCGCCGACAGTCCCTGCATTATCCGCATAAGTTACACTTGACCCTGCTTGTGTTAAGTAACCTTTATTCACCGCTTCCGAATTTACCGTTGGAGTATCTACATAAATTATGCCTTGCCTATAATCGCCAGTCCCTGAATACGGGATAGTTGACTTCCGCAATATATCTGCGGAGCAAACACTTGCCAAAAATAATAAGGCAAATACTTTACGGTTTATGGTATAAAACATTTCCATTGAAAATCAGCACCCCTGCAAAAAGCGGTGAACTCCCGCTTTTATAAACTTCATCATCATAATAAGTTAAAATATAATCAAGATAAGTCCCTATTGCTCCAATCGTTACATTTTCCGCATAGGTCGCTGTTCCTGATTTCAGAGAATATGGGACTGTCCCTGCGTCGCAAGTAAAATCACCTTCAACATTTACTCTGCCTTCAAAATAACCTGCGTAACCGTCTGAATCAGGATTATATCCATATACTCCGTTACCAGTTCCGTCGGATTCCCCTGAAACGCCTGTCCCGCCTGCCGCACTAACTCCCTGAACTCCTATCCCAATAGATGTGCTTTCTCCTTTAACCCCTGTCCCCGCACTTTCAGCATATCCCTGAACCCCTGTTCCCGAATTTGTATCCGTATAACCTGAAACACCAATTCCATCCGTAGAACCACCGAAAATCGCCCCTACATTAAGAGTATAAGTATCAATGACTATCAGTTTATAATTATTGTCCGACGCTACTAACCCCGCAAAATCCGTCGTTACATCAAACAACCCCGAAGGAGTTATCGCCAATCGCCCGCCTGTGCTTACTCTGACATTACAACCATTCCAATAAGTATCCATTACGCAAGTCCTATAAACCGCCGCTTCCCCGTTTATCCCCCGTGATAATTTTTCCAAACTATTTTCGAACAGTTGCCCTTGAACGTCGTCGTCTATAAGAGTATGGCGTTGCTCTGTCCGGACATCCCGAGCCCAGAGGGTTTTATCCATTGTTTCGGTCGCTATCGTGCCGGTGCTGAACCCGAGTTCTACGGTTTTTGTTTTCACATTTTTAATTCTTCTATCAAGTTCATCAAAATTACGATTGAGAATTGCCGGCAGTCGTTCCAATTCAATATCACGAGGAATACGAAACGGCACGTCGGCTTTAATTATAGAAACAAAAAGTAAAATTAAAATTATTTTCCTTAACATTTTTTCATTCCTAATTTTCTTATTGCGAATAATGGTGTTTCCCTATAAACTAATTCGTGGCAACTTTGACACATTGTTATTCCATTATCTATATCAAACCTCAATTCTGGAAAATCCTTCCAACTTCTAATATGGTGTGCGTTTAATTTCCCACCGGTTTTGCCACATATTACACATCTATAACCATCTCTTTTATATATCATTTTTCGCCAAAGTTTTACTTCATTGTTTGAACCTCGTCTATCCCAAAAATCTATCCCCCCTTTCCAACGTGGACTTTTTTCACCAATTAGATGTTTCCCAAAAAATGAACATTTTTCACCTCTTATATTTTCGCTTCTCCATTTACCATAACATTGCTTATCGCAAAATTTTCCTCTCCCCTTTTTAATTCTCGCCATTCGTGTATAAAAAACCTTACCGCAAAATTTGCATATTCTTTTTGTTTTACTTATACCACCTTTCCAATTAGGATTATTTTCCCCATTCACAACTCTACACATTTTTGGATAAGATTTTCCTTTTCTTGCTTCCCTCATTTTTATCCTTGTTTCTTCAGAAATCCCTTTTTTCCCCTTATTCCAAGGAAGTTGCCCTTTGTGTCCTTCCCTCATTTTTCTCTTTGCTTCTACAGAGTGATGTTTTCCTTTCATCCAAGGAGTATTTCCCTTTTGAAATCCTTGCATTATTTTTCTCCTATCTCAACGGTTTAATTTTATAAAAAATAGTCAAATTATTAAACTGGAAAGCGGCTTCCGAACTGTCATCGTAAATTCTAAATTGCCAGATTTTCCCCATTTCACCTGTATCAACTCCTTTCCTATCATTGATTTCACGACTTCCCGACAAAGACACCGTATATTCGGTAAATGCGTCTGGGTATAAGGCAAATCCTGCCGCTATATCGCCCCCAGTAGCCCCAAATGACGCATAAAGTAACTTTAAGGTAGTTTCTCTATCCAGAGAAAGAAAAAGGGGCTTACTCGTCCAATATGAGGATATTGTAGAACTTGAAGCCGCACTACACCACTTATCAGCATTCCCGTAGTTTACCTGCCAAATCGCCGTAGATGAGCCGTCCAATACATACGTTTCATTCTTCCAGTTCACAATATCAGAAGGAAAATATCCCGAATATCTCGTCCACGCCATATTCTTATCTAAAATATAAATGTTATCGTTATACTCTGCGG